ATATTCAGGTAGTACTCAACCTTGCTCGGCCTGTTCCTCATACCAACACTCCCGCCCGAGTTACTGCACCTATTTTACCAGTTTTCTCAAAGAATCAACAGCCCCGGATTACTACATTTTTCTTACCAATTTGGACATTAAATTGAGGAAGAGCGGGTCATATTGGTCGGCGACATGCTCAGCATGCCAGAGACCGGACAGACGGACCATACGATTGCCGCAATACCCGCCCAGCCAGTTGCCAGACGCCTTATCGCGGGGCTTTTGGTGGTAATTGCTGAGGAGGGCGATACTATTGTTGCGGATCACCTGACATGTAATCAAGGGGTTCTTGGAAAAATCAGTGGAAAGCCAAAGAAAAGGCATGGAGCCAATTACGTCACTCACTTCAACTTCCAGCGGGTATTCCTGACGGCGTATCACGGCATTGTTAAAATTTTCATCCCAGGTAGCACAGTCGATACCGTCACGGTGCACTAAAGCGTTGCCTATATATGCGCGGAAATCGGATATGCGATGGTCACCGCCCCCGGCATGCTGACCTTTGATTGAACCCCGGGTCTGACGCAAACGGTCCCAAAGACCGCTCTGATTATCCCGTATATGGTTGGAAATCCCCACCCGGACTACCCGCAGCTCAACCCCATCATCACGCAGCTCGCCATTTTCAAAGAAGAAATAAACCCCATGCCGAGGCCAATTCATGCGTTGGTTGCATTCGCCCAGATAACGCCGGCCTAGCTTGTTGTCAAGCATTTTAAGAAGCTCATAGAATGACTGCAGGTCATAGAAGCGCTGCATTAATACACCCCTAAAAAATATGTATACAGTAGATTTTACAGTATACTAGCGATAAAAACCTATTCAGAAAATGGCAAACTGCTGATTAAAACCGCCGGAAAGAAAAACATGCATAATAAACCATTCCTTACCGCTTGCGTGAGGTCAAAGAAAAGCTGGCGGAATAAACGGCCAGGAATGATTTCCGGATAAGCGGCTGAATATATATTACCCGAAAACCCACGTTCTGAATCCAGCCGAAAAACAAACCCCACAAACCGGCCAACAGAGCTACAACCCAGCATGAGATATTATGCCAATCCCAGAGGACAGTTGGGGCTCTTCCTTTCCCCGAGGTCGCCACCTTAGCTGAAGATTAAGGCGACCTGTTCTAATTATATGGTCCTATAGTTTCGTTAATTTACGACAATTTACACTTGAACTAGGCCCTTTGGTTAATTACAATCAAATTAAATTCATTTATAGGACTGTTTCAGTATGAAATATAAGCTTACTCTCCTGGCTGATTTCAATCCCCTGTTGGATAACAAGCGATACCTCAATCAGCAAAAGGCCTTGAACTACATAAGATTTTTTATCGCCTGCTCGGGCGTATTCATATACTTATTGCTCAAGCCCAATAGCAATCCGCGTCTCTTCATCACTCTGTCGATTATTGTGTTCTACTGTACCGTACTGGTGCTAAGCCCTCGGCTGCAGCTTTTTTTATTCAGAAAGCGGATGCTGTCTAATGTTATTGACATATTTCTGATCTTCTTTTTATGTTTCTTTTCCGGCGGTACTCATTCACTATGTCTCATGACCTTTCTGCTGCCGGTGTTGGTCAGTTCAATCGAGCCGTCCTTTGGCAGGATGGTGCTAATCATGCTCTTTACTCTGGCTGCCCTAGTCTTATTGGGAGTGTTTACGGCATTTGATTATATATCCTTTATTGTTCCCGCCGTTTATATTGTCTTTGCCGGTCTTTTGGTTAATGTTCTGGTTAACAGCGATTTCAGAATACTGGCCAATTATGCTGCCCGTGACGGTCTTACCGCCTTGTATACTCATCAATATTTTTATGATAAACTGAGCAGCCTGCTGGTCGACTCCGACAATAATATGCCGATCAATCTGATTATAATTGATCTGGACGACTTCAAGAAAATCAATGATGAATACGGTCACCTGTATGGAGACCGGGTTCTGCGCAAGGTGGCCGATACTATCAAGGCCAATGTGCGGGACAGCGATATCGTGGCCCGTTACGGCGGAGACGAGTTTGCCATAATTCTCTCCGGGGTAGAGCAGTCTCTATGCGATAGTATTATGTCGCGGCTCCGGGAATCTATCGTTAATTTGGGGCATTTTACCCATGTCTCTTTAGGCTGCGCCCGCTATCCGGATGAGGCCAACGAGCTTTATCAGCTGATAGATTTGGCTGACAAGCGCATGTACGCCGAAAAGATAGTAAACCGAAGCCCCCGCAATGATCCTCCCGCATTCACCGAACGCCGAACCCTGCATTAGAGCCCTAAGGCTTGAAAGCTTTGCCTACGCGGGTTATAATGTAACTTGTCTCAGACTGGCGGGTGTGACGGAATGGCAGACGTGCTAGACTTAGGATCTAGTGCCGCGAGGCGTGGGGGTTCGAGTCCCTTCACCCGCACCAAATCAAATACCATCTATTGATAAAAGGAATTTTGTCAGCAGGTGGTTTTTTGTTTGTCAAAAAGTGCTTGATTTAAGCCGCTTTCGGGCTTTGTGCTTTTCGCCTTGTAGCAATAGTTGGTGTATTAGAGTTGCCGTTTTCGGAGGATACTTGACACGAACTTGTGGCTGCCAAGTGCTTATTTTTAACGATTAGACCTCTGGGGGTGTGCATCTTTTAACGATTTACCTTGTAATCGTTAAAAGATACTGTTAAGGCAAAAAAAACAGCCCGCCGATTGGCGAGCCGTAAATAGTTGAATGTTAAGCTGTGACTTCCGAGCCGTTTTTGAATCTAAATGTCATTGCGCCATCTTGGTTGACCGTCACTTGGTCGATTACAGCAAGCCACAGTTTTTCGTCAAACTCGGCGATGGCAAGCGGGCGGCTCTCAATGTCTTTGATGAAGCCTTCGATGATTTTGCCCTTGCCAAGGCGTTCTCGCCTGATCGCTTCCAACTCGTCGACCTGCTCTGAAGCTTTACGGTGGCGTTCGAGATAGGCGTTGTTACGCTCCGTCCATTCCTTTTGGTCTACTGCCGATCGGGCATTTTCATAAATTGCTTTTCTGGATAGTTCGGTAACAACCTCAATCTCACGGAACAATTCCGTAAGCTCTGTATCAATTGCCGTGGTGTCACAAAGGACATTTTGAGCAAGTCTGCAGTCTTCAATCAGCCCATCGCGGTTATGCATCAGTTGATTGAATGCGTCTAAAAACCTTTCCTTGATCACTTCCTCGGTGATATGTGGCGTCTGGCATCCTTTTCCGGGGTTGCCTAGCCGTTTGTATTTATCATTACACTGCCAGACCTCTTTGCGGTAGGTCTTGTCGCCCTTATAACTTCCCCAGACCTTCTTACCGAAGCGACCGCCACAATCTCCACAGATAAGTCGGGATGCAAATATACTCGTGCTGCTTGTGGGTCTGCCGAGGTTCTTACGTCGCTCTATTTCAAGCTGAACAGCATCGAACTCATCAGGTTCGATAATGGCGGGATGGCTGTTTTCCACATAATACTGTTGAACCTGTCCTTCGTTCTTGACCATTTTCTTCGTGAGGAAGTCTGCACAAAAAGTCTTTTGCAGTAGGGCATGGCCTTTATATTTCTCGTTGGTCAGGATTGATTGAACCACCGCCGTTTGCCACGTTTTCTTACCTGCAGGTGACGGAATGTTGTGAAGTTCGAGATGTTTGGCGATTGCCGAGAATGTCTTGCCCTCCATGTAGAGACGAAAGATGAGGCGAACAATTTTTGCTTCGGCATGAACTATTTGCGGTAGGCCGTCCTCACCTTTCTCGTAGCCGAGGAATTGTTTGTACGGAAGACTGACCTTGCCGTCCGCCATTCGCTTGCGCTGACCCCAAGTCACATTCTCTGAAATGGAGCGGCTTTCTTCCTGCGCCAAACTGCTCATAATTGTAATAAGTAACTCGCCTTTGGAATCCAGCGTATAGATGTTCTCTTTCTCGAACCAGACTTCCACGCCTTTTTCCTTGAGTTTGCGGACGGTTGTGAGACTATCTACTGTGTTTCTGGCAAAGCGACTGACTGATTTTGTGACGATGAGGTCTATGCCGCCCTCCAGAGCATCAGCTACCATCTGATTGAAGCCATTGCGTTTCTTGGTGGTGACCGCAGAAATCCCTTCGTCCGTGTAGACGGTCAAAAATTCCCAGTCTTCTCGGCTCTGGATGAATTTTGTGTAGTAGTCAACCTGCGCTTCATAGCTTGTAAGCTGCTCATCGCTGTCGGTGGAAACCCTTGCGTAAGCCGCCACGCGACGCTTGACAGCGTTCGACTTTGACTGCGCCGACAAAGCTGGAGCGGTGGCGGGTATAACTCGTATATTAGCCATTATCCGTACCTCCCAGCGCCCGTTCTCTTGCGGTTTGCCGCATCTCGTCAGTCCAGCTCTCTCGTCGGGAGCGATTTTCCCATGTAGCTGTTTGCTCTGTGCCGTCTTTAAAAGTAAATACCAGGACACCGTCGTCGGGGACTGCTATCGCTGTGATCTTCCCCGATAATACATTGGGGTCGTAGTCAGCAAGCCCTAACACTTCGGCGCATTTCTCTTTGAGTATGTCCTCGGGTATTCGCTTGGCGGCACATTCGTGCTTTCCTCGGTAAGTGTAGGTAGCGCAAGCCCAAACCACCTTGGCATATTTTGTGCCCACGCCGCTTACCTTTTTGCGGAATTTTGCTCCACACTTTTTGCAGGTGATTAGTCTCGAAAATTCGCTGAATGTTAGTTTCCGGGGATGATTAGCTTTTGCTGCCCGCCGAGCCATCTCAATCTGAACCGCCTCGAAGGTCTCGCGGTCGATAATAGCTTCATGTGAACCCTCGACGTAGTATTTCGGCAGCTCACCGCTGTTTGACTTCCATTGCTTTGTAAGGTGGTCAGTGATAAAGCCTTTTTGCAAGCACGTATCACCGATGAATTTCTCGTTCCTCAGAATAGAGCCTATGGTGCTTTCTGACCAGCGACCGCCGCACTTGGTGGGGACTCCGAGCCGAATCAACTTCTTCATAATCGCATTTTTACCAAGCCCCGATAAATAGTCGGCGAATATCATCTGCACGACCTCGGCTTCTTCGGGAATAATGGTTAGCTTGAAGTCCTTATAATCAAACCCGTAAATGCGGATGTTGTTGGAGGGCTTGCCCTCCTTGAAATCTTTTCTGATACGCCACTTTTGGTTTTCGCTGGCAGAGCGGCTTTCCTCTTGTGCGTAGCTTGCAAGGATGGTGAGCATTAACTCTCCGTCTCCTGAAAGTGAGTGCAGGTTTTGCTCCTCAAAATATACGCCGACGCCGAGATCCTTAAGTTCCCGTACAGTTTCAAGTAATGTGACTGTATTTCTCGCAAAGCGACTGATGGACTTCGTGAGGATGAGATCGATGCGTCTCGCGCGGCAGTCGGCAAGCAGTCGCTGGTATTCAGGTCTTGAATCCTTCGTGCCGGTTTCCGCTTCGTCGGTATACACGCCGACATACTCCCATTCAGGTTTGCCCTGTATCAGATTGCTGTAGTAGCTGACCTGAGCGGCAAGGGAATGGAGCATTTCATCTTTGCCGCAGGAAACACGAGCGTAGGCTGCGACCCGTTGTCTGGTCGGCAATGGCGCCGTTTGTTCAACTTTTGTTATCTTTCTGCCCATAATGGCCTCCTTTCGCATTACCATATATCACTCTTTTTTCCTTACATAGCAAGTCATTTTCGAGGTATATACTGCACGAGGATAAACCATACTTTTGGGCAAGTATTGCATCTATTGACTGCAGGTCATCATCAGAAATGATGCCATTTGCGTGCCAGTTTTTAAACACCGCCATAGCTGACTTGTAGCGGAGGATTGCTTCGTCTTTACTCATGGCAAGACCTCCGTGACTGCCCAAAACAGGTGCGGGAACAGTATCGCCGACGTGCGTTACCATAGCTTTCAAACTCCGTGCCACAGATCGGGCATACGAAATGATATAAGGCTCTGCGGTTCACGGCCTCAGGGTGTGCCTTCCACCAAGCCATACGGCACTTGTCCGAACAGAACCGTTTCTGCTTAGAACCCCGCATGTGCTGAAGTGGAATGCCGCAGTTGGCACAGGCATCAGTATCTACGGGTAGTTCTTGGTTTATCGAAACGCTGATGTTATTTCGGCGGCAGTAGGACTTGACGGTGTTTTCGGACATACCGAGATCGGCAGCGATAGCGGCATAGCTGTTACCTTTACTACGTAAGTATTCGATCCGCTCTTTTTGAGCAGTAGTCATATGCTTTCCTCCATTCGGAGGGGAAATAAAAAGCGCCCCTCTACCGTCTACAGACAGAAGAGGGGCACTTGCGTACCAGCATATGCTGGTTATTCGGTTTTGATGAAAGCATCCGTAAATCCCGCCGCCTTGACTCTTTTTAGCATGGCATCAGCATTGGCTTTGACGGCGTAAGCACCGACTTGTACACGGTACAGCTTTTTCGGTTCAGTTGGGGTGGGAGGCTTTGACGGTTCTGTTGCCGTGAGTAGCCTTTTGACATCTGCTCTAAATGTATCCATTGACTTGCCGTGCTTCGGAAACCAGTGACCTGGATCGGCATGGTTACTGGCGATGCCGTGTTTATGCCCCTCGTAATGACCGATAATAACGCCATCTGCCATCGGGTCGAGATTATACTCCTTGCAGAGATAGGCACACAGTTCGGTGGCTTCCTTGTAGACTGCGTTGAAATAGGCTTTGTCGGTTAGGCCATCCTCGCAGATTTCAAAACTTGTGTGACTGTCATTGACCGATCCTTTTGAGCCGGAAGCCCCATGCCAACCGCGATGATTCCACGGCAGTGTCTGATAGGTAGCAATACTGCCATCAGCCAGTTTTCCGATGAAGCCATGTACGCAGACCTGCCGACCGTCCGGTTTGTCTTGATTCCAGTGGTTGTTATATTGATTCTTGCCAAGCAATCCATCGTCCGGACCCACATAACGACGCAGATTCGGATTGTTCGCGCCGGTGGAGTGAACCATAATGCCTTTGACAGTAATAGTCCTGCCAGCCTTGTAGCAGGCGTTGTTTGTGAATATCAATTTCCGTAGATTCATTTCTGTTCATCCTTTCCATGAAGCTGTGCCAGCACATCTTTTAACTTTGCAGGCACGGGTAACCCAATAGCCGTGGCATTCTCAACGAGAGAAATTCCCTCATTAGCAATGTAGAAGAAGATAATCGCCGTACGAAGTGGTGCTCCCGTGCCGCCGAGCAGATAGGTGTCGATGAGATGACCAATGCCGACCACAAGGAATAGCGCTACCTTCTTGGCGATACCCTGCGCTCCGATTCGGCTGGACAGTTTTTTCTCCACAATTGCCCGAAGCACGCCCGTGATGTAGTCGACGACCACGAAGGCGATGAGCGCATAAAGGAAGCCGTCCAATCCGCCCAAAAACCAGCCAAGCGTACCTCCGATGGCTGCAAATGCAACCTGAATCCAGTTCCAAATCTCTTTCATTTTCGTTTTACCTCCTGTTTTTTCGCATAAAAAACGCCTGCTGAATATGCAGGCGTGAATGCCAATATGAATGATTATTCTTTAACTCTGTTTCGGGAGTGCCTCCCAAAGCCGCAAGTCTTCCTGACCGAGTGACCATAGGGCAAAACCACGCAACCGCCATCGGTATGCCGCTTCATTTGCCCAGTAGACAATCGAGTCCACGTCTTGGTAGTAGACAATTCCAAAACCATCCCCATCACCGAGGAATACCCTCGAACACCAGACGTTGATGTCACGTGGCGTAAATTTTGCCGTGTAGTCAGCGTTGCATGGAATGTATAGCATTGCTGAATGCACGAAGTCATAGTCCATAGAGATACCCTCGCTTCGGGTAGCGGATTCCTCCACATCTGAGGTAAGCGTGAATACCTCGAATTCACTGTCCCATGTCACGCTACTCCGGGCGATCCTGCCGTAGTTTTCGGTAGTACCGTTTGGCATTGTTACATCAAAGGCTTCATACGGCTCGTAAGTCCAGGCATCGCCTAAACGCAGAAGTTCACACTTGATTTCATTGTCCGACCGAATACCACAATAACCGCTTGTCGGTGATACCGTGGCTGTGAAGCGGAGGGTGTTGCTGTTTCCGGAATAAACCCTCACGCGGTTGCCGCGTTTCCTCATTTCGATGAGATACATATTGGGGTTTGTTCGGATATCGGAGACGGATGTTTTAGCGTAAGCTGCACCATGACTGCCGAGCAAAATAGAGCCTTGATAGAGTTCCACTCGCTCAGTGTCGATGTTGATACAACAGAAGATGTCGCCGATAAATACCCCGGCGCGCCCGCTTCCGTTATGAGGGAAGGCAAGCCGTGCTCGAAGGTGAACGTCGGAGAAACCGTCATATCTCCAGGCAAGCTGGCCACTACCTTCGAGCTGTGAATAAACCCTGCCGGACGCATATTCATCGCTTCGCCAGACTGCCCAACTGCCTGAAAGTGTAGTCCAGTAAGTGCTTTGCAGCGTGATGGGATCTCGGAAGTCCTCATACCACACCAGAGCCGAGTCGGGTTTTCGCCGCAGAATCTCGGTGGTCAGCTTGAAGCCTTTGTCCGGCACAGCCATATTCCCGTTCACGTCCTTGAAGCTACGAGGAGAGAGTTCAAAGGTAGCCGAACCTGCCGAGGGCTGTTCAGAAAACGATGAGCAAAGACGAAAGCCATATAACTGCGCGCCCACCACACCGCCATCAACTGTGATGGTATGTTCGCCTGCCGACAAGCTGCGTCCTTTGGCAAGAATCGCCCAGAAGGTGCTTCTCCAATACGGCCACCATAGGCGGTTTTCGTAAAAGCCGACCGGGGAACCGTCAAGGGAGATGTTGATACCGTTCTTATCCCAATACGGATAGCAGATACGGACTGCGACATCATAAATTCCCGATTGCGGAACGGTAAAATCGTAGGTCGCTGTACCCGTTTCGTATGATAGCGTAATCATGCCGTTGCCGATCACCACGCCCTCTGTGTAACTATCCGGCTCTCCGTCGCGGTCAATATAGATTGTGCCAAACTCTGCCTTTTGTGTTTTGCCGTAGCAAGTTAAGTATCGACGGCGGTTGTATGTTTCCCCGATTATTGGAGCTTCTCGGCTGGTTGCATCGCCACCCTCAGCATAATCGTAGACTTGAGGGAGCATATACGGCACTTGGTCGTAATCGTCCCAGTAGGCAAGCCACGGTAT